GGCGTCACGAACTCGCCGTCATTTCGTGCGTTGCTAGCGGGGCTGGTCATGTGATCCGAGTTCCATTCGGAATGATTGGCTGGCACGTTTGGCGAGCCCGGCGTTCACAGCGCCGGGTTCGTTTTGTTTCAGGTCACGTTCGGAGAAGGGTCAGCAGCGGGGCGCTGGGGTCCGGGGGGGATTGGGACGCCCCGCTGCTGTTCGCGCGGGTTGGGGCGCGCGAAACTGAATGAAATTCCCGCCGCAGCAGTGCGTGGGGGATGGGGGTGCGCTGCGGGGGGTGGCCGTTAGGCCGAGTCAGGATGCGGTGGAAATAACGAGGATTACGCTCAGTGAGCCTTGACCCTGACTTTCGGCTAGTCCTTTGTGCGAAACCGTACACAGAGGCGTGATCGAGTTGGGGGAACGAATGGCCGAGAGCGCAAAAATCGTCAGCCGGGCCGAGCAGAGGTTCGACCCGGCGCTGGATCGGGTGATCACGGTGCTGTACGGGTTGACCTCCACCGGAGAGGTCGGCGTTCTCGACACGGTCGTTATTACGGTCGAGGCGTTCGTTCGGTCGTTCGAAATGCAACAGCGGACGATTGAACAGATCCAGCGGCACAACGCCGAGCAGCACATCAAGAGCCTGCCCAAAGGGCGGCGCCGGAAGGCTCCCAGCAATGTCGTGGCGCTGAAGCGGGGCTGACATCAGGCCACCGCCGAGCGAACGAGGGTGGCAAGCTGAACCGTGGGGAATAGCTGGGTGATCTTCACAGCCAGCTCTAGCGACGGGCCTTTGATCCCGCGCTCGATCTCCGACAGATGGCCCGGCGAAGCGCCGACAATGTCGGACACCTCTTGCAAGGTCATATTGGCTTTACGGCGTGCATCTGCTAACTTCATGACGCCATGTTCGCCTGAAGCTAACACGCAAGTCAAGCATAAAGTTAGCGTTCAGGCTGACGACATGCTTTTCGCTGGGAGCGAAAATGGGGCCATGCGCAAACAGCCCCACCCGTTCTTCCTGAAGCAATGGCGCCAGCATAGGGGACTGACGCAACAGCGTCTGGCGGACAGGGTGAACCTGTCAAAGCCCTTCATTTCCGAGATGGAGCGCGGGAAAAAGGGCTATAGCCAGGAAACGCTGGAAGCCTTGGCAGAGGCCTTGATGTGCGAACCAGCTGACCTTATCATGCGCGATCCGACATCCCCCGATCCGATTTGGTCGGTCTGGGACAAGGTGCCAGCTACTAAGCGCAATGATGCGCTTCGCGTGCTGGCCGCGTTCGCAGAAGATTCGGCAAAAACAGGGACGTAACCGGCCCGCAGCTAACCCGGTAACACTTCGTTGGCAATAAATGTTAGCTGACCGCTATCTTTGTCGTTGACTGCCATGTTCGCCTGTGGCTAACTCTCCCCATCAGCCCACACGGGCAGGGAGACACCGATGACCTCCATCTTCACCGACTACGGCTACGGCGGCGAAATCTTCACCACCAACAAGCCGGACAAGTTCACCACCATTCGCGACTACGATCCGTCAGCGCGGTTTGTGTACCTCGCCAGCCAGCACATCGAAGACATCCGCAACCTCACCAGCCGTCTCGACTACGCCGCTGAGCGTGCGCAGGCGATGAAGGCCCGTGAGGAGAAGCTGGAGGAGCTGAAGCAGGCGGCGGCGAAATGCCAAGCCGAGTTGGCTGCTGTCATCGCCAAGCTCTGCCGTGAGCCGGACTTCGGTTCTGAGGTGGCAGCATGAGCCGCCTCCGCACCCGCAAATTCTACCGCGATGACGAAAGCTGCGTTGTGGTGACGTATCGCCAAGCGCCCTACGTGCCGGCGAAGCTCTATGGCCGTCCCGAGGATTGCTACCCCGCAGAGGGCGGCGAGGTCGAGCTTCACAGCGTTGGCCGCGAGAATGGCGACCCGGTTTTCATGACCGACGCTGAGGAAGACACCTGGATCACCGACATCATGGAGAACCCCGACGAGGACGACGGGCCGGATGCGGATGATCTGCGTGATGCGGCTCGTGATCGGGAGATTGGACAGTGAACCTCACAAAGCACGACCTCACAGAAGACCGCGTCGAGACGCTTCACAGCCTGCTCGATGACGCCGCGAAAAGGGTCGGCCAGCAGCGCCTTCAGATTGCGAAGCTGAAAGCACTGCTCGCTGACTGCGCCGAGTTTCTGGAGCCCTACTCCGACGTTTCAGACGGCGCTTACGGCGACCCCGTTCCGAACGCTGCGATGAGCCTTCTCAGCGAAATCAATGAGGAAATCACATGATCGCCCACGTCGAGATGCTTCTCGCCAACCGCCAGCCGCACGAAGAGAAAGCAGGCGTCCGGTACACAACCCTAGAGGGTGTCGTCGCTGAGTTCACCCGCAAGATGCAGGCGCTGGAAGACGCACAGGACAAGCTGTCCCGCTGCACATGCGACCACGCGCCGACGTTCGCCATCGACACGCGCCGCGACAAGCCCCTGCACGCAATGTTCATCGCGCGGCGGCTGGATCGAATGCGGATGGAGGACGCGGGCTGATGTGGCGCTTCAACGATCCCGTCAAAGTCACACTGTCACGCCAAGAGGCAGGCGCACTCCGAGAGGCGTTGCTGCTCCTGATCAACGAGCATGAAGACGAGGTTGAGGCCGGGCATCTGGACGCAATTCTGAAGCGCATGATGACACAAGTGGAGCGCAAATGACCGCCCAGATCATCTCATTCCCCACCACCCCCGCCCGCATCGCAGCAAAGCGCATAGGCGCAAGCGGTGCTGAACTCGACGCGGTGGCTGCGAGCATCGAGGAAATCGTCTGCGAGATCCACCGGATTATCGCTGCGGACAACGCGAAACGAGACAGCTTACTGAAGGATTGGAAGCCATGAACGCCGTTACGAAGCATGAACCGAGGGGCCAGGTTGAGCCCATCGTCTCAGAGAATGCCGCCGTCATGGCGATCATCGAGCGGGCAGCACTGAACCCCGACGTTGACGCCGCGAAGATGGATCAGCTCTTTGCGCTGCAAGAGAAGGTTCTATCACGCAACGCCCGCACTGAATACTTCCGCGCGCTGGCGATGATGGCCGGCGCCATGCCCGCCATTGCCGAGAATGGCCGGGGGCACAACCAAACCAAGTACGCCAAATGGGAAGACATTCAGGCCGCTATCACTCCGGTCCTCGGGCAATACGGCTTTGCCCTCTCGTTCCGCACGAAGGTTGAAGACAAGGCCATCCGCATCACGGCCATTCTGGCGCACCGCGAAGGCCACACGGAAGAGAACGAGCTTCTGCTTCCCGCCGATAACAGCGGCTCCAAGAACGCCGTGCAGGCTGTCGGCTCGTCCATCACCTACGGCTTCCGCTACACGGCCTGCGCGCTGCTGAACATCCAGACGGGCATCACGGACGATGACGGCAGGGCTGGCGGCGGCGATCCGGAGCCTGACGAGGATGCCGTGCAAGCTTTCGTCGCCAAGGTGGACAAGCACAAGGCCAGCCTGCCCCGTCTGCTGAAAGCGGTAGGCGCTGAGACGATCCACGGCCTGACGCCTAAGCAGCTCAGGGACGCCAACGGCAAGCTTGATGCCTGGATCATTGCGAAGGCTCCGACCAATGATTGAGCAAGGCACGCCAGAATGGAAAGCGCAGCGCGTAGGCAAGGTCACAGCCTCGCGCGTTGCGGACGTGATCGCCAAGGTAAAGACCGGCGTATCAGCCTCGCGCGTCAACTATGAAGCGCAGATCATCTGCGAGCGCCTGACTGGCGTGGCTGTCGAAGGCTACACAAACGCCGCCATGCAGCACGGCATCGACACCGAACCGCAGGCGCGATCCGCCTATGAGTTCATGCGCAACGTCGATGTCGTGCTGGCTGAGTTTGTTGACCATCCCCGCGTGCCGATGAGCGGCGCAAGCCCTGACGGCTTCGTGGATGATGACGGGATGATCGAGATCAAATGCCCGCAACAGGCTGCGCACCTTGAGACGCTTCTCAGCCGCAAGGTGCCGGCCAAGTACGTCACGCAAATGATGTGGCAGATGGCTGCGACGGAGCGCAAGTGGTGCGACTTCGTATCGTACAACCCAACATTCCCGCCGCACCTGCAACTATTCGTGGAGCGGGTTCACAGGGACGAAACCGTCATCTCCGAACTGGAACGGGAAGTGCTGGCGTTCCTCGCTGATGTGGATCGCAAGGTGTCTCAGCTTCAGCCGAGAGCGGAGGCAGCATGAGCCGCGACGGGGAGAACCGCCCTCACTCCGAAATCTACCGCGAAGCTGCGGAAGACTGGTGCGACAAGGACGCAGCGGCCAGGATGCTTGAGGAGTGCAAGACGGCGTTCCTCGAAAAGCGGAAGAACGATCTGGACCCGGATCTGCCGGATTCGCACCGCGAGCGGATCGTCAAGGCGTCGGAGGAATGGCGCGACTATCTCAAGAAGATGGTCAACGCCAAGACGGCTGCGAACCGGGCGAAGATCAACCTGAATTACATTGAGATGCGGGGCTGGGAGCAGCGCTCTACCGAGGCAAACCGTCGCGCTGAGATGAGGCTGACGTGACGACTGACACGCTCCTAAAGCCAGAGAAACGCAAGCCGCTGACGCGCGTGCAGTTCGCAACGCTGATCCTCGCTCAAGAGGGCCGCTGCGGATGCGGATGCGGGAAGAAGCTGCAAGCCGACCGGATCATTGACGAGCATATCCAGGCGCTCGATTTCCTTGGCTCTAACGATCTGAGCAACAGGTCACTTTGGGACCGCGATTGTTCAAAGGCGAAAACCGCGCGCGATCTGTCTGCGGCTGCAAAGGGCAAGCGCATCAGAGGCGAGACAGGGACCGGCCCGAAGAAGGCAATCCCCAGCCGCGGCTTTGGCCGGATGCCGGAAAGCCGCTCGCCGTCGAAATGGCAGAGCGCGGGTTTCCGCAAGAGCGACAAGCTTGTGCGTGGCGTCGATGGCAAAGTGAGGGAGCGGAGATGAGTGCAAGTGACAAGATCGCGCGGCTGCGAGAGTTGCGAGCCAAGGCGACGCCCGGAGCGTGGCTAGCTGCTGCTAAGCCGTCCAGCATAGTTGGTTGGCCCATCGTTGCCCCGCGCTCGCCGGGCGCGATGTCGGTTTGCAACGTTCACACGGGACACGAATACAGCGCAGCCAACGCCGCCGCCATCGTCGCCGCGATGAACTCGCTGCCCGCGCTGCTGGAGTGTGTCGAAGCCGCGCAAGCGTTTCATGACGCCGTGTTCGAGCACGGCTTCGCGCCAGAAGCCAACCCGCAACAGATTGCTCTGGCCCGCGCCCTTCAGGCGCTGGCGGGAGGGGGTGGGGAGTGAAGTTCGCTTACGCTGATCCTCCCTACCTTGGACGCGGAGAATACTACACCGCGCACCATCCAGAAGCGATGATCTGGGACGACCCCGCGACCCATAAGGCGCTGATTGACCGCCTGCAGGCCGAGTACCCGAACGGCTGGGTGATGAGCCTCAGCGAGCAGAGCTTGCGGGTCATCCTGCCCATGTGCCCCGAGGGCGCGCGTGTCTGCGCATGGATCACAGACCGTCCGCGCTTTGCCGGCAAGCCTGTCCCTGTTCGCCGCCATTTCGAGCCCGTGATCCTCATGGGCGGGCGCGATTACGATAACACCGGCAACCGCACTGGCGACTTCGTTTTCACAGCGCAGGAGCCGACGAACGAACCGCGCTATCGCATGGTCAAGGAAGACATTCGCGCGGGCAAGACATTCCTCGGGCGCAAGCCGCAGGCGTTCTGCCGCTGGGTTCTGGATTTGCTCGGCGTGCAACGTGAAGACGAGGTTGTGGACCTGTTCCCCGGAACGGGAGCTATGGGACACGCCATCGCTCAGCGCCTGCAATTAGAGCCGCAACCGTTCGGCCTTTTTGCGGAGATAGCGACATGAGCACGAGTGAGATTGTAGCAACGCTCAAGCGATACGAGCGAGATGCTGACAGCAAGGCAGCCGTGGCCGCACGAACAGAAGGTCTGGAACAGGCTGTCCCGCATCTGGTGAAAGACGCCGACACCCTCCGCGCCGCAGCCGCTCGGCTTGACGAGCTGGAGCGGGAGAACGCGGCGCTTCGGAAAGAGCGGGACTACGCCGTCAAGTGGGGCAACCGATCGCTCGACAGCGTGAAGGAAGTTATGTGGCGCTACGAAGACGCGCTGAACCTGATCGGTAACAGTCTCGTCTGCGCGCCGACCGATTATGCCGAGCACAACGCTAGCGAACTTTTGCGAGCTGGCAACATCGCCCGCGCAGCACTAGCGGGGAGCGGGGAGAAGTGAGCACGTTCGCGCTCAATCGACGCCAGGCTGCGGAGTTCGTCGGGGTGTCCCCAACGACCTTCGACAAGCTCGTTGAGCGCGGACATATGCCCAAGGCGCGGCAGTATCCTGAGACGCGCCGTCTGTTCTGGCTGCGATCCGAGCTTGAGGAGACGCTTAACGAATTGCCAACGGTCGAGGCTAACCCTTACGCTGGGGTTCGCCTGTGAGGCCGGATATGGCATCGATCGAATGGAAAGGCATCACGCGGGACGTGAGCCGTCACGGCAAGGTGCGCTGGTATTTCAGGGCGCCGGGAAAGCCACGGATCAGGCTGCAAGGCGAGCCGGGAAGCGAAGAGTTCGCCCTTGCCTACTTCGCCGCCCGCAATGGGGAGGCCATCCCCGCCCCACGCCAGACAGGCCCGCGACGGGGTACGTTTGGCTATATCGTGCGCCACTACCTGACGAGCCGCGATTTCAAGGCGCTTGACCGCAAGCTGACGCAACGCCCACGGGAAAGGCTGCTCGAGGCGCTGGACGAAAAGATAGGCCACCTGCCCGCAATGATCGACCCGATGACGATCCGGCTGGGGGTAAAGACGCGGACCTATGCGCAGGGCAAGGATTTCCTCGCCGCGCTGCGCGCCGTGTACCGGCTGGCCTGCGATGACGGGCTGGTCCCGTCAGATCCAACAGCAGGCATCAGGCGCAAGCCCAACGTCACGGAAGGCCACAGGACGTGGACGGCTGAAGATTGCAAGGCTTATGAGGAAAAGCACCCGCTTGGAACGCAGGCGCGCACGGCTTACGCCATCGGGCTATACACAGCCCAGCGCATATCGGACGCCGTGAAGATTGGCCGGCCGCATGAGCGCGATGGACGCTTGCGCTTTGTCCAGGCGAAGAACGCAGGGCGCCGGCCCGTCGCGATCGACGTTCCGATAGCGCCGCCTCTCAGGGCCGCGCTGGACGCATGGCAGGGCAAGGGCCTGACCTACCTTGAGACGGCCTACGGCCAGCCCTTCGCCACGGGAAAGGGGCTACAGAACAAATTCAGGGAATGGTGCCGTGAGGCAGGAGTTCACCCTGATTGCAGCTTCCACGGGCTTCGGAAGGCCACGGCGGCACGAATGGCCGAGGCAGGCTGCACGCCACATCAGATCATGGCGGTACTCGGCCACAGCACACACCAGCAGGCCGCGACCTACACCGCAAAGGCTCAGCGGGCGGGTCTGGCAGACGATGCAATGGGGGCTGTTTTTGGCCGGTCTGTCTCACCCATCCTGCCGGGTGCGACAATTATCAGAAAATCTCAAGCAAAACAGATGCTTGCAAACCCGCTGGCAGTCCCTAGGGGAAGAGACAAAGCGTGAGAAGTCAAAGTGCTACGGGCAAGGGGCGACAATTCTCGCGCCACGAAGATTCAAGGCGTCGCCATGCGGTCTGTCGCACCCTGCTCCCTGACGTGAACGCGCACCGCTGAACTCGGAACCCACCTAGTTCCCGCCTGTACGTAACAGGTCCAGTCCCGCCACTCGTAAGCGAAGCCTGACCTGTGCCACCGCGTATGGCATTCCTGAGCCATCCCGGTGAGCCAGATACCAGACGCCACGAGCCCGGCGACAGCCACGGATAGGACCGCGAACATCGCCGGGCTGGGACGCATGGACTAGAGGCTGACCTTGGGGCGGTTCGGATACATCAGGTGCCAGCAGAGCAGGTAGACGCCGACCAGCGCGAGGAAGTCGAACATCACGCCGAGGTCGAACCTGCCGGCGATCATGTCATCGAACGGGTCAAGGCCAATGAGGCGAACGCCGATGATCCAGGTTGCGAGCAGGCAGTAGAACACGGCTCGGATCGAACCCCAATCCGTCTTGCCGTCCTCACGAACAATCTTGAAGCCCATATGCACGTCCTCCTAAAAGCTGCGCAGAATGGGCAGCGGGTTGAGCGGGTCAGACGCGGCAGATGCCAGCGTCAAAAGTTGTCGGGCGCAGATGGTCACAAGCGCACCAGAGCGCGTTATTGTGGTCGCCAATCTGCTCTGCTGTTTCCAGCGTCAGGATGTCGGCGCGCGAGATCAGGATCGCCTTGCCCGTAGAGCAAAGCGCCTCCTTCCACACGGCTCGGTCAGTCGCGATAATGATGCTTTTCGAGGGTCGCGCTTCCGTCTGGCAGGACGCCAGCAGAGGTATGGCCGCGCACAGCGTCAGCCTCAGCAATGACTGCATCGGTATTCTCCTGAATGTTGGTGACAACTTCACGCTCGACTTCGGCGGCTTCCTTGTCGCGCTTGGCGCCCTCTTCCTTGCGCCCGCGATGCTCTGCCCGCATGTCCACGAACTTCAGGAAGATGATGGCCGCGAGAGCCCACAGCACCCAATCCGGGATGCGCTTGAGAAAGCCCCAGATGCCAGTCCCGATCGCTGCGATGTTCATTTCAGCGGCTTCTTCGCTTTGTGCTGCCCGTACTTGTAGAGCGCGAACCCGATCGCCACGACGATCAGCCATGTGATCAGCTCGCGGTTGCCCTCGTTCGTGACCCACGTTTGCGCGGCCTGAGGCAGCAGGTTCGTTGTGCCAAGCGCCGTAACCGTCAGGCCCCAGAAGCGTTTGGACATCACCATGTCCTTTGGCTCGATGCTGGCGGGTGCGGCATCCTTCGGGAGAGGCAGCGCGACAGGCTTAGCCTCCACCTTCGCCGGCACAGAAGCAGGCGCCGGTCGCGCTGGTGTCGGCTGGGGAGCCGGGACAGGTAGCGCGACCGGCGTAGCTTCCGAGGAACCACTCGCGGAAGTCTTGGAGGCAGGCGCAGCCGGTGCTGGGCCGGGCAGCGGCACCGGCTGGCCCGCCTTGCCTGCCGCCTCAATCACAGAGGTCGGGGGCTCAGCTTTGATGGGGGTTGAGAGGACAAGCTCAGTGGGCAAGGGCTTGGCGCGCATCCGAACATGCGCCAGCGTCGTGAGCCCTTCCGTGCTGATGGAATCGCGCCAGACGCCCGTGGAAAGCAACTTGGCCTTTGTCGGCAAGGCAACGTCGTTGTCTTTCGTCACGTCGCGGGGGTCGTAATCGAGGAACACGAGCCCGCCCCAGAGACGCCGTCTCAGCAGGCCCCTGTGTGCATCCTGGTAGGGATACCACTTCTCCTCCGCGCCAAGCTCAATGCGCTCAGCGCCAGTCAGGTGATCAGGCGGGATTGCCCACCACTGCCCGCCGCTCTTTTCAACGTCCCAGCCCTTCGGCGGAAGCTTGACCGGGCCGCGCTTTGAACCAGAGCCATAGACGAACTCGGTCATTGCGACAGCGGCATCCTGCCACTTCTGAGCGTTGATCGCAGGCAGCAGCCGCGACGATCCACTGAGCGTTGTCTCACGGGTGTTGAACCGGAAACTGCACAGCACATCAAACTGGTTCTGCGTCAGCGGGACCGTGACGTGCCTGCGGACATACTCCTCGCAATACTTGGCATTGAAGCCCAGCAGCTTGCGCCGGCGCTCAGGCAGGTGTTCGTCATCGGGCAGCGTCTCGCCTTGCTGGACCGGGCGCCCATCCTCCCAGAAGCAGCAGCCATCACCGATGGTCCACTGATTGCTCGGGCAGAGATAGGCTTCCAGAGCGCAACCGTCCGCTGTCTGGCGACAGTCCGCAGGCGCGTTTTCGAACTCGTCTATCTCGCGATAGAACCATTCGCCTACGGTCAGATGGTCGTTCATGCCGCCCTGCCAAATGATGCACCAGCCACGTCAAGTATAGGCTCGCCTGACGGGCCGATCTCCACGTCAAGCTGCACGTCTTCCGGAGCCTCAGCATCGATCGGGATATGATGTTCCCAGACCACGATGTTCTCGCCAGGCTCCTTGGAATCGCCCTGCAAGAGCTTCAGCGTCATGACGGACTGGCCTGCATCGCCCCGCGGTCGAAGCCACCACGTCGCTTTCGTGCCGTAGGCCGTCCCTTTGCGAACGATCTCGGTTGCCACGTCTTCCGGCTTGTCGTGCGTCTCGATCGAGAAGCCGTGCGAGGTGATGTTCTCGATGGTGATGCTGGCGAGCCTGCCCTCGCGGATGCCTGCCTTCACGGCGGCTCCGAGCACGACGGCTAATTCGGGGTCAACGCCTGAGGCTGGAGCCTTCCCGAAGAAGTGAGCAACCTTCCTCTGGATCGATTTCACGCGCGTCTGCCCGCCCACGAGAATTACGCAGTCGATATCATGCACGGAAAAGCGAGGGTCTTTCTCCTTGGCTTCAGCCATCGTCCGCGTCATCGCGTCTTCAATGTCGCGCAGCAGTTCCTTGGTCGCCTCGTCCATGTGGTCGCGGCTGATGCGCTGGATGACGTGGACATCCTCGTTGGTCTTCTTGTCGATGTCGATGTCCTCGACGCGAAACTCGGTGAGGTCGTCTTCCGACAGTCGGCGCTTTGCAGCTTCAGCCTCGATAAGCAACATGCGCTGCGCGTCTGGCTGCGTGGCAAGTGCGGAGTTCTCGTGCTCAAACTCGTGCAGCGTCATGACCAGGCTGCGGAGACGCAGATCCCAATCATCGCCGCCGACAAGCGCCGCGCCGTTTGTCCCCAGAACCCGGAACAGACCGCCGCCGATCTCAAAGGCTGCGCAGTCAGTCGTACCAGCCCCAACGTCCACTACGAAGATGCGGCTGACCTTCTCGGCTTCTTCCTTAAAGCCATGCGCAATGGCCGCGGCAACCGGCTCGTGCAGCAATTCGACTTCTTCGAATCCCGCCATCTCTGCCGCTTTGCGCAGTGCGTTGCTCTGGGCGATATTGTAGGCGGAAGGTACGCAGATGATGGCGTTCTTGACCGACTTGCCCAGCTTTTCTTCAGCCGCTTCCCGAAGATGGATCAGCACATAACTGACCAGTTCCTCGGGCGGATAAGTGAACCCGTCATAGCCTTGATAGGCGAGCATTCCGGTGCGCTTGCCTTCCGCATCGACGCCCTCGCACATCTGCTCCGGATAGGCTTCCTCCGGGTTGTAGACGGCCCCTAGCTGGCGCTTGAAGCTGGTGAAGCAGTAAGGCGAACGCGGTGAACGTTCACGCGCACGCAAGGCGCGCTGGCCTACAACCACTTCCCACGGATTTTCGGGGTTGTCGGTGTGAACCAGCATGACGGCAGACGGAACCAGTTCCGATCCGTCGATCTTCAGGACTTCCGGGCCAAGAGGTCCATAGATGGCAACTGCTGAGTTGCATGTACCGAGGTCAACAGCGATCCAGTCAATCATTCTGCGGCAACCTTCATGGCTTGGGCATTGCTGCGGTCAGCGAGGATGAGCACGCGGTTACGCGCCGCTTTGGCTGCGGCCTTCTTCATGGAGGAGTTCTTGCCGCCCTTGCGGAGCGCCTGGTTGGCGGGCGCGGGATCAACCAGCGTCAGCGGCTCAGGGATTGGCTCTGGTGCGGGTTCCGGCTCCGGGGGAGGCTCAATAGCCGCGACAGGCTCAACCGCGACAGGCGGGGCCGAATAGGCGGCAACCGCAGCGTTGGTTTCTGCGATGATCCGCGCACGTTCCTGCTGATGTCGAAGCGCCGCCAGTTCGTCGGTCCAGTCGCGGTCGCGTTGTGCGTCCTTGGAATTGATGTCGGTGATGAGCGCCCACAGGCTGAGAGAACGGGCGCCCTCAAGAACGCAAAGCATGATGATGAGCCAGAGCCACGCCCAGAACGCGGCGTTTGCCTTGTCGGCTAGTTCGATCTCGGACAGCCTGCGATCCGTGGTGGCCTGCTGGACGGGGCTCGCCTGCCCCGCCATGAGCCCGTCCTCACGCGCCTTGAGGGTGGCAAGCTCAGCCTGGATCGCCTCGCCGCGCGCACGCATGGCGCTTTCCGTCTTGTCTTGCCGGATGCCGTCCACGCTGCCGAAGTATAGGCCCTGAGCGAGCAAGAGGCTTTGAGCCTTGGAGATACCCTCCGGCGACATGCTCGCCATGATCTGCTGCTCGGTCTTCAGTTCCGCGATCTGGACGCGGACGCGCTCAAGCTCTGCGCCGGTTCCTGAGATAGCTGCCTGCTGCGCCGTGCCGAGTGTCCCGGCTTCCTCGCCTGCAAGCGCCGCCTTTGCCTGAAGCGAGGCAGAGCTTTCCGCGAACCGCTCCGGCCAGACAACCTTCGCGCCGTTCTCCGCATTGTGGACGCCGACAGCGGCAAGGCCAATGAAGATGAATGCGCCCGCAATCTTGCGCCACATCGTTGATGCGGTGAGCATACGGATGAACGCGACGGTCGCCAGACGCTCTGCACCGAGAACGGCTAGGATTAGGCCGAACGTCGGAAGCGCTGACAGCCACGTCCACTTGGCGGTTGCGACGATGCCCGTGACAGACAGCGAGGCAAGGCCAACCGTGATGATGACCACCGCGAACAGCGCAAACTTGCGGGTCGCGTCGGCCTCGTTTTTGAATGCAAGGAAATTGTCTAAGAACTTGCCCATGCCCAGCCCTCTCGTTCGCGCTACATGCGCGCGGTGGTTTCCCAGAAGACAAACAGCGCCCCGAAGATGGAAAGCACCGCTCCAAGGATCAGAAACAGCACCTGTTGGCGCGTCTTCTTTGCTTCGTTCGCCGCCATCTCCCGATCGCGCGCGAGCATCAGTTCAACTTGCGCCAGAAGCGCATTGGACTGGTTCTCATTGGCCGTGGCGAAGTGCTCACGGACCCCTGATAGTGCATCACGCATAGCCGTCTCCCACTCGCGTCGAATCTCCTTGATGTCTTCATCACTCACAGCATCGCCAAGCTTTTCGCGAATGCTGTCCAGCGCGCCTTCAAAGCGTGACTTCAGGACTGAAACGGCCTCTTGCAACGCTGCGATTTTTTCCCAATCGGATCGCTCGGAGGAGCGTTTTTGCAGCTCAAGCTGCTCCTTCAGCAGAAGTTCCATTTTGCCCAGCCCCTTTCGAAATCATCGCTTGGCTCCCACCTGCGCAAACATGCCCTGCACACGACTGACGAGGTTCTCGCGCCCGAAGTTCTCATCCACCGTTCCGCGCAGACGGCGCAGCCTTGCCTTCTCGGTGATCAGCTTCTCGGTCCATTCGTTCACCCGCTCGGGCGGGACTGTGCAGAGCGCCAGTTCAAGCGACTGATCGGAAAGCACGGTTGCCATATCCAGAAGCTCATCGACGCCCAGCGTCATGCGCTCAACGGCCTGCTCCAGCGTTTCTTCACCCGTCATGAGCTGGACGAAGTCGTCCGGAATGCCAGGATACGCCCCCACCTCTCCCCAATCGCTCATGAGCGCATCAGGGGCGGGAAGCAGCGGGGCTTCCTGAAACACCGATCTGTCTCTGGCTTCCAGTTCTGCGACACGGGCGCGGAGGGCTGCTAGTTCTTCATCGCGGGGATCTGGAATGGGGTCAGCCGTCTCGAAAGTCTGGATGGGTGCATCAGCCATGCCGCCGCTGGCCCAGATGCCCGGTCGTCTCGGCCTGTTGCGAGGGGGAGGCGCAGACGCGCCAAGCATCCGCGCCATATGCTCCGCATAGTTGTCGAATTGCTGCTTCGGTGTGCGCGTCATCACAGAACCTCCGCTTCGGCGCCGAACGCATAGAAGCTCGCCCGCGTAGCGCTGGCCGATCCGGTGTAGCTCTCGAATTGAATGTAACGCCCAGCAGCGGTGTAGTAGTTGGCGGAAACGTTCGTCCACACCTGCCCGTCTGGAAGCCAGACGATGATGCGGTCCTCGTGGATTTCAGCGGTGAGGGAATACTTCGTCGCCCCGTCCTTTGTCAGATCGCCGTTGAGGTAGTTGACCGTGGTGGCTGACAAGCTGTTGTCGGTATAAATCCCGATATCGACCTTTGTCTCAGTCGCCACGATATGCAGCGAGCCCTTGCCGACGCGGGTAAGCCCCGAGCCCGTTCCGGTCGATGCGCCCGCCGTTCCAGTGATGTCATCAATATCGCCCAGCCCGTTCGGGTTGGAGATCATCACAGCAGAACCGGAGTTTGCGCTTCCCGATGTCAGCGAGAACGTCATCGACATGCGGCGAGGCTTCAGGGCCGTTCCTGCTGCCAAGCCGATATGGGCGCCGAGATCGAGGCCCGAATAGCTGGCCCCGACACTGTCGCCGCTGTCTGCTGTCGTCGCGACGGGCTCGCCGTCAGCAGTCGTCGTCCAGGTCATCAGCTCGATCTGCACGCCCTCGGTCGTGGGCATCCGGGACAGCGACGTGTTGGTGATCATGTCCTTGCCCGTGGACATATCCACGACCATAGTTGCGCGGCCTGAATCGTAAGCCATGTCTACTTCTCCCCCGCCCGATCCGCCGCATCCGCAGAGGAAGAGGACTGCCGCTCCAATTGCTTTAAACGCTCGTGCAATTTCCATATGTGGACCGCCTGGATTTCGACTGTTTCAATGAGACGTTGGACCCACGCGCCAGTCGCCATTCCAGCCACCGGGTTGAACTTGTCCTCGTTGGGCATGGATGTGAGGTGGCGCTTCTCCTGCCAGTGGCGGGAGTAGCCCTCGATATCGAGCGGGTCGTATTTGCCGCCGAGACGCGCCGCGAACTTGCGCGCCGGATCGTGGAAGCGCGCCTCGATGCGCTCGTCCTCTACCTTGCGTCGAACGGCCTTGCGGGTCGTCTCGCCGGTATCGGGGTCATCCTCGTCGATATCCTCGACCAGATAGCGCGCAGGGTGGACGCGATCAGGGACTTTGGTATCCCACTTCGCCATTCTGACAGCGCCATCCATGGCAGCGTCGAACACGTAGCAGGACAGCAGGACGTTATCGTCATAGACCGCCGTGAAGTTGGCCGTGCCGAGGCCCTTGTATCCGCCCGTTGCGCCGGGTCCGTAGACGCCGTTTCCGATCTGGAGCTGTGCCGCAGCCGTCCCGGCGACTGTCGCAAAGATGGTCAGGTTTCCGTCTTCCGAGCCGTTGGTTGCGTCTTCGATGATGGCCCTGATGTCAGCAAATGAGGTTGTGTTGCCAGCGCTGTCCTCACCCTGAAAGTTGAGGACGCCGATGATGTCGTTCGCTGCGGGCGTGGCGCTGTTGTGATAGAGCCGCGCGACAGGGCCAAGTGCGCCGGCGTCATCGCTCTGGAAGTTCAGGTCCGAGAAAACCTGAATGCCCGCCTCGAAAACCTGAATGTCCTGAAAGTAGTTGCCGCCCTCGATATCGCCGCCGATGCCGAACCCGAGCGCCGCTTGCGTGTGCAGCCGGTCGCGAAACACTGGCGGCGCGTCGAACGTCCATTGCGCACTGATCCGCATGGGAGCGTTGGCAAGCGGGACGGCAGACGAAGACATGCCCACCGCGAACAACAGCGGGTTGCCCTTCTGCTCAACGTCCTCTTGCAGAAGCGTTGAGAGGCCATCGCCAAGCCCGGCGACGGTTCGTGCAATGTTCGGATAAACAGACATGCGTTCTCGTTCCCGTTAGGGTTGGGGCGAATGGTGGGGAGAGGGATCAGGACGTCGTGGCGAAGGCGGTGAAGACAGGCGCGCGGTAGGCGGTCGTTGCGCCGCTCACCGTGGTGGATGCCGCTGTCTCGATGGTGCAACTGTTGTAGTCAGCCGCTACCGCCGTCACGCGCGTTGAGAGATTGGCGCTCGCCACGCCCGCGCCAGTAATCGTGATATAGCAGCCGGGGTAGACCTTGCTGACGGTGTTGCCGGTAAGGTTCGCGGTCGTGGTCGAGACGCCGATATCAACCGAGGTCGTGACGCCTGAAAGCGTACCCTCGGTCCCCGCCGTGGTGACGATGTAGCCGAAGATGGTCGCCGTGCCGGGGCGCGTGCGTTGGAGGATTTGACCAGCCAGAACCGTTGCGCCGCTCACATAGCTGGCGGAGGTGTTTTCCCCAATGATGCGGTGCGTGTTGTTGGTCTTGGGTGAGTTCGTGTTGCGCTCAACGGTAGGCGCGGACCTGATGAGCCACGGCGCAGACGGGCAGATCGACACAACCGCCGACGCGTCGCCAAGCTGCGTGTTGTCGCTGACCTCGATGTCATCGCCATACCAGCCTTCAGCACGAAGAATATAGCCATTGCCAGAACCTGCGTTGACCGGGATGCCCACATTCCCCCGGATGTAGATACGATCAGCAGGGGCCGTGATCAGTTCCGAACCGCGCAACGTGACGGCGTTGACCGTGTAGTTCAGGAACGTGTTGTCATCAATCACAGCGCCGATGAAGTAATCGAGGTTCTCCGATCCGGTCGGGTAGGACGTGGCAAGGCCGGTTGGCGCATCGACCGTGTTGTCACGGAAGATCAGGTTCGCAATCTTCGCCGTTTGCAGGATCATGCCCGTCCCAACGGCGGTGATGTCCACGCCCTCCACGATCAAGGGGCTGTAGACGCCCGTGGAGTTGATGCCGACGCCGCTAGAGCCGGAACGCGCACGCAGCTTGCCGCCGCGCACAATGAGCCTGCCAGCCGCATCAGCCGCCAGCATGGTCGCCGTGGTGATTGCGGCAGTCGTCAGCGCGTCGAAATCGTTGTTTTCCCAGATCGACGTAAAGGCGCGATTGACCCCGCCCGAGTAGCAATCCACCGCCCGGCAATTGCTGACGATCAGGTCATAGACGCCCTCGTGCGAGCCGAACGCCCCGCGATGCGTGCGAGCCGCCCTGCATGTCTCCTGCGTGATCTCGTATGAGTCGATAGCGTCGATGACGTGCCGGACGCGCGTACCCTTGACGCGGGTTGCCGTACCCCTGCGAGTGCGGGCAAAGTAGACGCCATAGAAGCCCGAGTTCTGGCCCTCTACAATCGTCTCGCTTTCTGCAATGCCCTCGATGTCGAGGTTGTCCACGGACACATCCATGCAGCCATCAGTGTAGATGTTGATGCCCTGAAAGCCGTCGAAATTCGTGCCTTCCACTTCCACATCCGCGCAGGCCGTGAAGTAAAGACCGCACTGGCCCATGCCGTTGGTGAGGTTCCCCGTGACGCCGCCGCCGATGAGCGATCCGCCACGCACGCTCAATTTGCTGATCGGCCTGTAGACACGCACAGCCACAGCCGCGCCTGACGTCGTAAGCTCCAGATGGGCGGGAACTTCCAGCGTGACGGTTGAGCCTGAAATGCCAGTGACGCGGTTGAAGTCGGTATAATAGGCAACGTCAGACGTATTGCGATACAGTATCTTGTCGGACGTGAACCGGATGAGGTCGCCAGCCTGGATGCCTGTGACGCTGGTTAGCTGCGCCGTGCGGGCGTACTGAGAAACCGTCGCCGCAAGCGTCGTGTTCAGAATGACCGTGCCGGCGAAGCTGAACACGCTGCCAGACGCGCGGACACCTGAGTCAAACGTGAGGTCCGAAGCGTCGATGGTCGCGCCTTCACACATCACACGGACATTGCTTGCCGTGATGGTGATCATTGTGTTCAGCTTGTACGTCTTGCCGGGAGGGAAGTAGAGCGTGCCGCCGTTCGTCAGCGATGTCGCCGCAGCCTGAACCGCCGTGCTGTCATTGGTGACGCCATTCCCCACAGCCCCGAAGTCCAGCACGTTCGCGACTTCTGCAAAACGCGCCGCAAGCGTCCGCGCCGTGGTGGAGCCGGTGGAGGTGACAACGTCGTCCCCCGCCGTCGAGGCGATGCCCTGAACAGCGTTGCTGCGGACATAGATCGCAGAGGCAAGCGGGGCCGTCAGGGTGACGAATGAATCCGTCTCGTCGGTCGTGACCGTGTAGGTCGTGACCGGCTGAACTGCGCCGTCAACCGAAACGAGAACCTGATAGACAGATGACAGAAGCACGTCTTCAATCGTGATGATCTGAGACGCGCCTGTGCCTGTTGCGGTTTCCTCGAATTGCTGGATGCTGTTTTCAAGGCCGTCCGCGTTGTCGTTGGCATAGTCCCGCGTTGCCAGCGTGGCGCCCGCGCTGTCCTTGTAGACCAGCTTCACCAGCGTTGCGTCAGCAATCCAGCGCTCAGGAAGTCGCCCGGCTGCATCTGCGGTGATCTGATAGCCTGCCGTGGTCGTCAGCGCCCTGTCGGAGTAGACGGTTCGCGCGGTCGTGGTCCCCGCATCATATACCTCAATGGAACCGCCCGGTTCCAAAGCTCCGCTGTCGTCCAGCATCGTGTGGACGAGCCCGAATACGTTTTTTGCCATGATTTATGCCGTCCAGACTACAGTCATTGAACCGGAAAGACCGGGGCTCGTAATTTCGTTCGTCCCGCTCGCGCGCTGGATCTCGAAGCGGATGTCGGATTGCGCGCTGTTGTTTGCGGGGATCAGACCTGCGGCGAAGCCCGCAAATGTCGCGGTCCAGAACGGGCCGACCGTGTACGGGATGCCGCCTTCGGAGTAGATTTCTGCGGGCGAGTAATCGACCGTAAACGTCCCGCTATCGAGCGTGTACTCAGTACCCCCGCCCGTCAGTTCCTCGATGATGCGCCAGTTGCCTGAGAAGCTGACAGCCGCGCCCCCGTCATCGCTCAGGCCGCCGCTGATATACAGGTCCGTGTTGACCGTGATGGAGTAGTCCCCGCCAGCGCCAGATGGCGTCAGCGTCACTGTGCAGATGCTGACCCATGTTGCGCCGCTGCTGACGCCGTTGGAGAACACGTTGGCGTTGCTTGTGCCGCCAGAGCTTCCAGCCGCTGCCGCTGCAACAGCCGTATCCCCCGCTATGCGCGCTGCAGCCTCGGCGGCGATCTGCGCTTGCAGTTCCGCCGCCCCGCTGATGATGCCGCCGACGCTGTTATCCGTCTCGGTCCCTGTGCGCAGAAGGAGCGCATTCCAGGCGTTGCGGAACCACTCTACCGGAGTCCCGTCATCGTTGGTAATCTTGAGCCCGACTTGCAGGAACGGAACGTTTTCCGTCACGAGCGCTGCCCCTCATTGATCCACGCGCCATAGATTGTGACGCCTGCGGGATCGGTCATGCGGATCGAGATGTTCGTCGCCTCGCCCGGCGACACCATGCCAAGGCCCCACATCACGGGCTTCTGGTAGCGTCCGTCTGCGCCGAGGGTCAGCGTGATTTCGGAGCGGGTGTCGTCTCGGATCGTGCGACCGTCCGTCGAGACTTCCACCATGATGGTAGGGTTGGAGCCCTGCCCGCTAACGGGACGCCCGAACGCTTGCAGGTCTACGCAGAGCGATCCGATTGTCTCATAGTCCGCGAAGGATGGGCGTAGCGTGGCGATGCGCTCCACCGTGTTCCCGGCATCGGTGAATACGGTATTGTCCAGCGTGTAGAGGACAGACCCGCCCTCATCGGCCAGCACGTTGTAGCCGTAGGCGTTGGCGTGGAATTGCGGGAGGTAGGTGTCCTCCTCCCAATTCTGTTCGCGATGCCAGAAGCCTGTGGTTGTATTGAGGACAAACGCCGCCTTGTTCGGAATGCGGACCTTGAAGAACTCGTTGCTGCCGTACTTGTACGCCAGGCACGTCACAAGCAGCCGGTCGGCAGCGCTCAGGGCGATGAGGTCATCCTCCATCTCGCCATTGCGCGGGAGCGGGCTGATGCTGAACCCGTTCATCACGTAGGGCGCGAGGTCGCCGCCAATGAGGAACAGCTTGTCACCGCGGATCGCGTAGGCTTCGGGGCTCAGTATGCCGTCCGTCTCGTCAATCGACTGGCCCGTGATGTTGGCGAACGGGAGCGTTGTGGATGTCGTCGCGCGGATGATCTCGATGCTGCCAGCGCCAAGGGCGAGGATCTGGCCTGACAGGCGGATCATGCGCCGGATTTCATCGGGCCGCTGTTCCGCCGTGGCAAAGCCCAGCGCTTCCCATGCCGTCCCATCCAGAACGGCTGACCAGTAGTAGGTATCCGCCCCGGCTTCCGATGCGACGAGGCGCTGAGACAGGACAAGCAGGCTGGTGGCGTCTGGCGCATCCACGTCCGCAACCTGCGTCAGTGATGTTCCATTCCAGCGCCACGGCTTGCCCGCGCGTGCGACGTAGAGATTGTCACGCAGGCCGGCAAAGACCGCGTTTCCGCTGCCGCCGATTGCGCCAATGGATGTCGCGACCCACGATGACGAGATGCTGTAGAGCGTCCCGCCTGCGACCACGAACAGCGCACCGCTTCTGACGCCTGCCTCGCAGTAGATGCCCTGTATCTCTGCGCCGAGGTCAACACGCTGGACACGGCCCGGCGTTGGCACAAGCGCCGCCCGAACAGGCTTGCCTGTCTCCGCTGGAATAGGGACGGCGAACATGTTGAGCAGGCGCAGGGGCGCCATGCCGTACCGCTGGCGGCGGTCGGCCTGTGGAACGACTGGAATGTAGGGTATGTTCGGCCCCTGATTTGCTGAAGGGGTTGTTATGCTCGGATTGGTCGGACTGGGTCTGGTGCTCTGGGGCCTGTGGACAGGCTTGGGCGGCTGGCCGTTCCTTTTCACCGCAGTCGGAATCGTCCTGCTAGTCGCAGAAGACGAAAGACGGCGGCGCTCGCGGCTTTAGGCGGGCTGCTGTTAGTAATTGTTAGGACGTGTTAACGTCCGCCTCGGAGTGATTTGCGAGGCGATAGATGAAGCTCTGGATTGCGGGCCTGCTGTTCGTGGCGTTCGGCGTCTACGGGTTCTTTCCCGCGTCGTTTCAGACCTGGATCATGCCGCTGTGGATGAGCATCGTCCTGATCGTCTCAGGCGGCGCCATGATGCTGTTCTCACGGGATGTTAGCGCTGCGCCGGATAGCGTCGAGGATTAGCGCCTGATCGGCCTGCGCCTTTTTGACGTTGGGCCGCGTGTACTCGTAGGGCATTTTGAACGCTCCAGCCGTTCGGGCAAGCGCTGCCACCTGACCGAACCGCTGGAACGCAATGGCCGCAGCCTCGGCATTCTTTGCGCTCTCAAGCCGCGCCATAGCAATTTCGAGGTTGGCCGCGTTGCCTTCTTCCTGCGCCTTGTCCACTGCCGCCTGAGCTTGCTTCGCTTCTTCGTGAAAGCCCTTGGCAAGATTTCCGGCGAACTCGGATTCGGCCATCGACGCTCCGATGACGGCCATGTCCATCATCTTGAAGTGCTTGGTTCCAGGCTTGAACAGATCAAACGCTTCCTTCGCGTTGGGCCTAGCCATCCAGTCGCCGTTGTCGTCCGTCATGAAGGGAACGCCCTTCTTGGGTTCCATGCCAACGCGCTGTTTCAGGTTATCCGCCTTGCCAGCACCGCCCTGATAAAAGAACTCGTTGAGGTTGGTTGCGCGTTTGCCCATCGCCTTGCGTCCGGTCATTATGTCGGACGTTGTTGGCGTCGCGTCTGAGACAAGCCTGTTGAGCGATGCGGCTTTCATGGCCGATTCTGCTGAGTTTTTCTTGACCGCGCCTTTACGCATCAGCGCCCCAGCGAGAACCCCCACTCCGATACCGACCCACGGTCCCAGCTCGCGCGCGAGTTCTATCATGCCGTCTGGCTTCGTGCGATCAAAAGCGCCTTTCATCTCAATCTCTGCGCGACGGCTTTCCGCCTTACCGGAGATGGTTTTTTCGCGGTCGCGTCCAGCGTTGATAGCCGCTTCCAGATCCGTCCGAGCCTTTGCAATCGCGGCGCGCGTATCGGGTCCAAGCTTGCCGTCCGGCGTTCCGTCCGCGCTGACTTTCAAGCCGCGCGTCTCGGCAAGATATGCCTGCTTCTCTTCAACGGTCCCGTTCTCGATGATGTTCAGCTCGGCTTCTAGCTTTTTGATCCGATCGCGCTCTTGAGCCAGAGGGGCCAGAAACTCGTTGTTTCCTTCTGCCTCCTGCGCGTTGGCAACGCCGCCGAGCCCGGTTGCCAGAACCCCGCCAGCCACACCGCCCGCCACTGAGGATGAAGCTGTTCCGCCTAGCCCGGTTGTCGGACCCGCTGCCGGTGTTGCAGGAGCGCCGCCCTTGGGCTTCTTGCCGGCGAAGATGCGGGCGACGTTCTCAGGCGTCACGCCTTCCAGCAGCATCTGGCCCATGAGGTCGCGTTGGGCTTTGGTGTAGCTGCCGGATTTGGACATGGCCGCCAGGGCTGTCTGCATGGGGTTCGTACCCATGCGGATCAGATCCGCAGCCGTGGGAAGGATACCGCCCGCGCCCATCTCGGCTTGAGACGTGACGGAACCAACGTTCGGGTTCATGCGCGAGGCGTTCTGCACGATCGATGCATCCGCTGCGAAGCGAGCCTGCATCTCGTCGGCTGGACCCTTGCCGAACACGCGCTCCAGCTTCTTGCGCGCCCCTGCGCTAGTCAGAGACGCAACAGCGCCGCCCGCGCCTTCGGTCTTGCCAACCATAGAGCGGATGACGCCCGCTTGCAGCGCGGTCAGGGGCTGGCCCGTAACGCTCTCGGCAACGCGGGACACATCCTCTGCCGTGTAGCGCCCGCCGAGCAGGCCCTGACCCTGTTTGAACGCCGCATTCATCTTCGGCGCTTCACCGCCTAACTGGCGAGCGGCGGGATAGTCCGGCATCAGTTTGTCGAGTTCTTCCACCAGTGCGCTGCGGGTGTCTTCCAGCTTGCGCACGCGGATGTCATCCAGCGTAGCGCCAGAGGCGAGGAGCTGTTGCTCCTTGGCGTCAATGTCACGCTTGACCAGATCCCAATATTCGAAGTCTCCAACGGCCCGGCCTTCGGTTGCCTGTACCGTCTTGCGATAACCGTCCACCGCCTTGGTATGCGGCGCGAGCGCTTTAATCTTGCCCAACTGCGTCAAGCGCGGGCTGGCGAGGCTTCCGGTCGGGAATTGCACCTTCAGCGAGTTGTAAGCCGGGGTCGCCTGCTCACGAGCAAGCTCCACCATGCGGTCAACGTCGCCTGCAATGGTCGCAGGTGACGCGCCGGTTGCGCCGCCGATGTCGCGCTCCAGCCGGCCACCACGGGTCTGGATCAGGTCCTCGCCGCGAGAACGCGCTGCCTCTCCAGTCGCACCCGGCAGGCGCGAAATGCCCGCAGTTGTGCTGACACCCTCTTGCGTCAGGTCGGCCACGGATGCGGGCTTGTCGCCAAACTTCGCGCGGGCAGCGTTCAGGGCGTCCTGCTCGGACTTGATGCCGCCTGAGAGGAGCGCCTTGCGTACTGCGCGCGATGCGACACGCTCGTCAAAGCCAGCACGAGAAGCCGGGCTCTGCACCATCCGCGCCGCTGAACGGAACCCACGGCTTCCCGCCGCTGCCAGCGCACGAGGTCCGAAGATGCCGATCGCCGCGCCGGTAGCAGCACCACCGGGCAAGCCGCCGCTATCCCCATCGCCGGGAGCGGCCATTGCATCGCCAGTGCCGCCCAGCGTAGCGCCAACGCCGCCACCGATGATCCGGTCCAGGTTGCGCCGCACGACACCGCGCCCAATGGGCTCAGGAGGGGCTGAGAAGGGCTTGGGAGCGTCCTCTGGCAATGGTGGGGTGAGTTGGTCGATTACCTGCTTTGCCGATGCCTGCTCCGCAGCAGTTGCGTTGGCCCGGCGCAATACTTCCTCAGCGCGCTGGACCTGCACAACTTCCGGGGTAACGCGCTGGCCTGCTGTTTTGACGAAGATTGCCGCACGGTTGAGGAACATGGCGGCAGGCTGGGCGATGTAGTTGATAGGGTCAGACGCAAACTCGACGCCCGATTTCAGGCGGTCGCCATCGCCGCCCATGTTTTCGCCGCCAAGGATGGCTCCAGCGCCAAACGCCGTAGCAGCAGCTTCGGGGGCCATCGCAACAGTCCGGCCACCTAGGCGCGTGGCCTGAGCCAGCTTGCTTGTGCCTTGCGGCGTGATGGCGGCAGCGGTTCGACCAATCACACTTGTACTGCGAAGGGCCTGCCCGCCTGCTTGAAAGGCTTTTGCGGGTCCGGTGAGCGGCGCAGCCAAGCCGAGGATTGTGCCGCCTACATCCGAAATCGCCTGTCCAGCGTCCTGCGCCTCTGGAACATCCAGCATCGGAATGCGCGGGCCAGGTTCAAGAGCGCCGCGGCCATAGTCGAACGCTTCCAGCCCCATATTCACGGTTTCGGAAAGAACGTTCGTTGCTTTACGGGCAGCGCGTTTGACGGTGTTCGTCATCGGCTCGGGCGGCTTCTCGGCGTTCCAGTAGCTTTGACTGCTGAGTTGCTGTTCCGAGATTGGCGCTTGCGTTGGGTCGGGAGTGCGGGGACCAACGCCGTCGATACGCCGACCAACGATGCGTCGGGCCAGCTTGTCGTCTTCACTATCCAGAGCCTTCGCGACATTTACCGGCGCTTCCCAAAGCGCAGGCGGAGGCGTCACTTCATCCGGATTGAACTCGTCCTTGAACTTGGCGTCATACATCTCCCGCACGCGGCCCGGATCTATGCCGTATTGGATAGGCGGCGCGGTGCGGTCTGATGGCGCTGCTTGCTGCTTTGCTGCCGCGCGGCGCGCAAGCTCAGCCTTTGCTGCCTCTGCCGATATGCCCATAGGCTGCACAGGCTGCGAGGTTGGAGCAGCTACACGAGATGCCTTGCGCCGCTCTAGTTCGGCGCGTGCCTCTTCCGGTGTCGGTTGCATCACCCGCCCCGCGCAATGCGCTCTAGTTCGTCGTCGGACATTTCTTCAATTGGGGCAGGCGATGCGTTTTGCGGCTTGGCGAGCAGATACGGAACGCCCTCCCGCGTCCTTGTCGCAGCGGGCGCGGCTTCCGGCGGCGCTGGACGGCCCATCATCCCCTCAAGCTGCTGGCGTCGCCTTGCTTCCGCTTTGCGGCTGTCTGCGATGTCGTTTTCCAGAGCCGTCTTGTACCGCTGAAGTTTCTCCTTGAAGTCTTTCGCAGCAATCCTCGCTTCCGTGTCGCTCATCGTAACAGTCATCAGGCGTGTTGCCGCAGCCGTCACGCGAGCGCCTTCCGCATCGGACAGCGAGCCGCTTCCCTTCATGGCCTGGATTGAGTCGAGGAAGGCGCTGCCGCCCAACTGATCAAGAATAGCCATTCCGTCCGCGCGGTTGGTATCCAGCGCAACGTTCCAGTTGAAGGCGTCATCCTTCTTGCCGGTCGGATTGATCATGTTGCCGTAGGTGGCTTCGAATTTGGCCTTGGCCTCTGGCGTGCTGTCGTCGGTGAACCGATTAACAAGCGCGAGGTTTTCGTTGATCGAAGCGAGGCTGGACTTTCTGACCCTTTCTTTCTCGGTCAGTTCACGGTCCAGATCATCCAGCTTGAACTGGAAGTTCAGGGCCTGATTGGTTGTCAGGCTACCGGGAGCACCGGCTCCCGCCGCCTTGGGCGTCTCCGGTGCGCGAGCAAGCTGCGTGCCGTCCGCTTCATATCTGATCTGGCCCGGCGACAGTGTGAACGGCTCAGCGGGCTTCGGCGCCGCCTCGCGCTGCGCCTTCAACCGATCCGCAACGCTCATCGTCTGCATTGCGAAGTTGTCCAGCTCCTCGTCCGTGATCTTGCCGTCTGCCGCTGCCTGCTGGATCTGTTGCAGGATTTGCGGGTTCGCATAGGGCGAGCTTTGGATTGCTTCGATCGCCGCTTTCCCGCGTGCTTCGGGAGGTACTTGCTTGAGCCCCAGCGCGGTCTTGCCGAGGAACTCCATGCCCTCGCCAAACTTCGCGGCTTGGTCTGCGTCCATGCCCTTGAGCGCTTCATCCACTTTCAGGATGGTGTCAGGGTCGCCTGCTGCCGTCGCTTGCTGGCGGAGGTTCTGATAGCCCGTGCGCTGGTCCGGTGCGCTTCCCAAGGCTGTCGCATAGCCCTCCTGCTGTTTGCGTGTTTTGGCCTGCTGACCCAGCGTGTTGAAGTTGCTCGCCTCGTCCGTCAGCCCTTCGCTCATGAGCCCGGTGACAGCACCCTCATAGTTTCCCATGCCATAGGCTTCGGTAGCCTTGCGGCGAGCGTCGTCCTGACGCCGTGTCTTGGCCTGCTGTTGACCGGCTTCTAGGCCCGTCTGGAATGCGCGGAACGTGCTCATGAGATGCGGCTCCTGCCGAGGCCACCAGAACGCGCACGGCCCGCCGTAGAGCCCGCGCTGCTGCCATATCCGCCGCTGGTCCCGCCTGCCGTGCTGCCCATCGAGCCCATGTTGCCCATGCCCCAGCCGATCCAGCTTGCGAGGTCGCCTGCCGTGTTCGCCTGGTTCTGTCCCTTCGCAATTGCGAGGTTCGCTTGGTTCTGCCCGCCTTGCAGGGTAATATCCGTCGCGTTGTTCGCGAACGTCTGCCCGCCCGATGCAATGCCAGTGTCAGCCTGATAGCCACGGTTGGTCACATCACCGAGCGCTCCGTAATAGCCGCCGAAGTTGCGGAGTTTGGCTTCCTCGGAGACTTCGGCCATGCCGCGCGCCGTGCGTCCTGACAGGGACGAGCCCTGAGCGCCGGCAGAGGCTATGAAAGCATCACGGGCGTTGTTTGCCTCCATCGTGCCGATTTTGCCCCAAGGGCTTGCCTCGAATGCCGCCCATGCCTGTTCTTGCGTCTCGGCAGGCGTGGCTGTGGGGTCTGGCGCTCCCTGCTGGCCCATGCCGCTTGTGGGCATGGCTCGCCCCTCGCCTGCGAAGTTCTGCGAGTGCCAGCGGCCATAGGCTGCCGGATCGCCGCCGAACTGTGCGGCTACCTGAGGCTTGGAGAACTCGGCTGCGAGGTCGGGATTGTTGCGGACATAGGCCGCGAAATCGGGCTGCGTTGAGCCCATCGCGCCGCTGTATTGCCCGCCACCTGCTGATGGCTGGTTGAGCCCGAGGAATGCGTTCTGCCGACCGCGTGAGGCATTGCCCTCGACGGCGTACTTGCTGAGAACGTCGCGCGCTTGGTCGCGGCTTTCGCGCTGGAACTGAAGCGCCTGGTTCTGCGATTGCTGCTGGAGGTTCCCGGCATTCTTGATCGCCTTGGCGTTCTGGTTGCCCGAATAAATCGCAGCGCCAGAGCCTACAATCGCGGACCCGATCAGGACAGAGGATAGCGCAGCCATCAGGCAGCCCTCACAAACGAAAGTTCTATCGGCATGTATCCCGCCCGGTCATAGATCGGTGAAACGTCGCGGCGGCCCATTATCATCACCATGTTGACCACCTGCGCGCCTCGGCTCTGCGCCCACGCTTCGAACGCTTTCATCAGGCTCAGCCCGTTGGCCTCGGACCACCAGAACAGCTCATTCGCCACACGCACGTCAGGCGAGCACCAGAGCGGTGCAATGACCCCGCCAATGGCCCCACGATCATGCACCAGCAACGCCGCGTCCTCGCCCTCGATCATCCGCCGCAGCATGGCTTCAACCGCCGTCATGTCGCGCGGGAACTGGCTGGTCAGCGGATGATAGGACAGGAACTCCGCCGCATAGCCCATGAGGCGCGGCAGGTCGTCCAGCGTTGCCGGGCGAACGTTCACGAGAGGTCAGCGTAGCCCAGACGTTCGGCCTTCTTCGCGCGCGGTGCGGGCTCGTCGTCCTCGACCTTCTCGCGCTTGGCCTGCTTCTTCGCAGGCTTTGCCGCGCTGATGCCGAGCTTCGTGCGCAGCGCCTTGCGGAGAACGCGGATCGAGTCGTCAGTGATTTTCGGCTTGCTCATGGTCACTCCGTTGTGATTGCAAAGCGGACGCTATGGCCGCGGTCATATCCCAGCAGTTCATTGAGGTTTCCGCCGCCACGTTCCAGCGCAGCAGCGACAGGCGGCTTCTCGCCAAGGCCAAGGCTCTGCCCCGTGCGACCGCCGATCAGATCCATTGCCGCATCGAACCATTCTTGGGGAAAATCGAGAATGTCGGACGTGTTGACCACATCCTCGGGGACGCGCTCATAGGAGATGCGCAGCGTACCCGCTGCAATCGTCGCATCGGGAACCGGCCAGAGGTAAACCGTGGTTGCCGTGCGCTGCCGATCGACCGCGAAGATGGTCGGGCGCCCCGTGCTGGTCTTGACGGGGATGCGCTCGTAATCGTCCATGTTCCATTGCTGCAGTTCCAGGTCATAGTTCGCGGAGTTGCGATAGTAGACGCGGTGAACGCGATCGGGACGCGGTGAGCAGGTCACATAGGCAACGGCTGCGGTCATGGCCGGCGTCTGCGTTGCCCTGCGCCACTCGCTCGGGCCTTGCGTCACCAGCAGCTTCAGAAGCCCGTTGATGTGGCTTCGCGCAATCGTCCATTGATAGGCCGATGCGGTCTGGCCGTCTCCGAGGATCTGGACGCGTTTCAGCGCCTCATCCACGAACTCGCCTGCGGTGTAGGTCAGGCTTATGCTCATGTCGGAGGCTCGTAGGTTGTCCCGTCACGATAGGCGAACTCAAGGTCTGCATCATCCGCTTCGGGCTGCGTATCAGGACGCGCACCCGGAAGCGGCGCACCCTCGCCGGGCCGAAGAACAGGCGTGGACAGGTGGACAGGGCGCGGGTCGTAACAGCCGTCACAGACCCGCGAGTTGCTCCACTCCGTCCGCAGCTCATCCAGCCGGACCTTGGCATAGCATCGGTCACAGACCGCGTATGGCCTGCCCGGCTGGTATGAGCCTTTCCAGGTCACTTCGCCATCTCCAGAACAATGGCGTAAGTGTCTGCGGCTGTGTGGCCGACCGTGGTGAACAGGATGTCTCCCGTCACGCCAGCGCCGCCATCATTCGCCAAGCCACCGAACGCCGTGAAGTCTATGCTTCCGGTGTCGTCAGCCGGCAGTATCCACGCCACCACGTCAGCCGTTGCATCCCAGAGGATGCGGACAGACATGCCGCTCGTCGTGTAGTGGATCTTCATTATCCGGACTTCGGTAGGAGCCGTGTCCAGCGCCGACACATCCACCTTGAGAACAGCGGATTCGCCGGTCCCGTCAGAGACGTTCGTAAACTTCATGACAGTGTTGCGTGGACCGTCCTGAAGCGTTTGGGAGGCGACTGCGTCGGCCATGTCTTACCGCTCCTTGGCGACGAAGATGTAATCCACAGAGAGAACCTTCGCGACCGCTTCTCCGTTCTGAATGCCGAAGCTGATGGTCATCTCTTCATCGTTCGGCAGGTTCGTGACCGCCAGGCGGGCGATGACAGTGCTGTCCTTGAAGAACTCGATCGCATCGACGCCGTTGTAGTAGAAGCCGAGCACCGCATAGGTGTCAGCCGTCAGCGTCGAGGCGGCAACTGCCGTGGTCGATGTGCCGTCCTTGGTGACGTAGCAGTCAAGGTTAGCGTCGCCGTCGTCCTTCATGAAGTAGACGCCATCCGACACAGCAAGCGGGGTCGTGTCCGTGATTTGGAGGCCCAGCACGAAGTCTGACTGGACAACTTCATCGATCTTCAGGCGAGCCTTGAACCAGAGCTGCTTGCCCGCGATGAACTTGAAGCTCTCCACAGCGCCGGTTGCATCGTCGCCCGAGTATTGCAGGAACACCGCGTCATTGTCGGCTGCGTCGTTCGTGATGACGAGGATGCCACCATCAAGGTTGCCCACGGCCTCAGTCGCAGAGCCTGCGCCGGCCTCGGTCGTGGTGTTGATCCACTGGTCCGCTTCGAAGTTGTCGAAGTCATCGAACCAGACATGCACAGCAGTTGGATCGGGAATCGGGAGCATCCGCATGGGGTCGGACGCTGAGACGTTGGTTACGCCTCGGGAGAAACGTGTCGGAGTGTTAGCCACTTGGGGCGCCTTTCATGAGATGAAGGCGCGCGGATGTTACCCCGCGCGCCCCGTCAGTGGATGTGAGTTAGGTTAGGTGCCGGACGTGCCGCGGACGGAACGCCAATCGACCCAGCCCGAGATATAACGCTCGGTAGCCTTCGCCTTGGCGTTCTCGGTGTCGAAGTCGTTGTCCTGGTCCATCTCGAGCTTGCGGCGCTGGAGCGTGACGAGGCCCTCGGGGACGTTGTCCACCATCAGGAACCACGCATTCGGGTCCGTCAGGTAGTCCCAGACAGAGTAGCCCTTGGACAGCATACCGGACGAGCGAACCGCGTTGATGTCGTTGTTCGCCGTTCCCGATTGCTTCTCCGACTTCAGCAGACGTTCAGCCACGAAACCGAGTTGCGGGGGAACAACCAGTTCCTTCGCACGGAAGTACATCTTCAGCCCGCGCGAGTTGGTCATCAGGCGCGTATTGATCAGTTCGTCTTCCAGCGAGGCTTCCGACAGGTCGGCGTCCACGGTCGGCTTGTTGGCTTTGTTGCCAGCAAGCGTCGGGTGAGCCGTCGAGCAGAGGGACGCGCCGTCGCCGCCAAGGAACGAGCCCGAGAAGGCGTTGTTGAAGTGCGCCGCGTGGACGATCTCTTTCGACTGGCCCATCGAGTAGGCGAGGTTACGCGAGCGACGCGAGGCGCGGCTCTCGTACTGGTTGTCCTCGATCTCTTCGCGGGATGCCATCCAGCCAAGGCCCCAGACCACGTTGGTAAGACGGGTCTTGTAACCCTCGGCGTCGGCGTCGAAGCGGATAGCCTGGCTTTCGTTCTTGATGTCCGGCAGGCCGAACGTGGTGGATTCCACGAACTCTTCGTAAGCCTTGTCTGACGACTTGTCTTCGAAGTAGCGCGTATACTGCTTCTCCATCGACTTGTAGGCTTTGCCGAAATGCGCCTTGATACCGGGCCAAAGGTCGGCCGGGTGGAGTGCTCTGGTCATTGTCATGTTTCAAGCCCTCCTTAGATGCCGGCCAACGGCGAGAGGCCGTTCGTGTGCAGGTTGATGGAACAGATGTACTTCGCGTAGGCCGTCGCTTCCTCGTTATCCACGCGGGTGACGATGTCGCGGATGGTCATCTGGAGCGTTGCGCCAGTCGCCACCGTGCTGGAATCGATCATCCAGCCGGACTTCTTCGTGAAGGTTGAACCGGTGCCAGAGACGAGATCGACGTTGAGGCCGATCGACGCCACCGCAATGGCGCCGCCCACTGCATCTTCCTGAAGTTCAAAGAGCAGTTCCGGGCCGGATGCAACGATCGGATAGCGCAGCGTTGAGGCCACGCCATAGCCGTTTGAGACGATGCTCGGAGTTGGTTCGAAGCCGACGATGAAGCCGGTGATCCGGTTCGTCGCGCCAGCCGTCGCAACTTCGACAACCTGGTGACCAGATCCACGGGCGCCGGTCACGATGACCGGGTCGCCAATGAACATGTTCGTCGCGTAGGATGCCAGTCCCGTATAGGTCGTCAGTTGTCCGCTCATGGAAGCGCCGATCAGAGTTCCGACCGGACGCCCTCCCATAGCGGCGTTTGTGTTCGCCATTGTTTATCCTGTGGGGTTATGGGGTGTAGCTGCCAGCGGACTTGGTCGGCGTGGCAGCAGAAATCGTGTTATTCAGAGCGTAGCTCTTGCCCGCATCGTCGGGGCTTTCCTGCGGGGCCTTTGCCGCACCGCGCTTGAGAGCCTTCTCACGCTCCCTATATTCGGCAACCTTGGCGTCCTGATCTTCATCGAACCAGGGCTTCCACTTCTTCATCAGCTTGGCGTTCATCGCCTTGCCTTCACGGGACATGCCCGCAAGTCTGGCCGTATCTAGGCCGTTCAGCTCGGTTTCGGAGACAGGCTCCCATTCCCGCGCCATTAGCTGCTGGAGATTGCCCAACTCATCGTTGGCCCAGCGGTATTGCCAATTCTGGTAGTCCAGTTCCGCGCCAGCAACCGTCAGGCGCTGGTCGTTAGAATGATCGTTGACGCCGCGCGCCTTGCGCTCCGCTCGCCGCCTTGCAAGCTCTGCACTCGGGCCATCGGTACGGGCGCGGAGGGGCTTCGTGGCGCGTGCTTCCTTGGTCCGGCCATCCACCTTGGAGGGCTCGGCGTTCACGGTTTCGTCGGTCATGATCAGGATTCCAGTTTGATGCGTTGCTCGGCGTACTCTTCGAGGGAGCCGAACAGGCCCTCCTTCACGAAGCGTGCGCCGATTTCACGTTGAGCAGGCGAGAGGCGGGAGGCCGCGGATACACCGCCGCCAGCGCCCTTGGAGCCGGATACCAGCACGGGAACGCGCTTGCCGTTCTTCGGCTTCTCCTCGGGTTCCTCGTCCATGTCCTCGTCCTCGTAGCGATCGGGGTAAGCCTTGCGGAGCGCCGGGCCTGCCTTATCGAGCGCGTCAGCCATCGGGATGCCGCTGTCCACATAGTCCAGCACGATCCTCATCGCGTCGGGGTCGGCTTCGTCGTCCAGAACCCACGCATGTCCGGCGTTGTAGAACTGCTTTTGAAGCTGCGGATATGACGGCGTAAAAGCCTCGACCCACTCGTCCTCATCCGTTTCGGGCTCGTCGTCTGCGTCCTCGACATCCTCGGCCTGGGCAACCTTGGCGTCACGCTCACGGATGAGCTTCTTCTCGGTCGCCTCGTCGCCTTCCTTGATCGCCTTGCGGATGTACCAGTCGTATTCGCTGTGAAGCTCGGCAATCTCCTTCTCGCGCTGCTTGGTGGATTGCTCCTCCATGCGCTTGATGCGCTTCTCGGTGTCGCTGCGGAGCTTCTTCAGCTCCTTCTCGACGTTCTTTGCCCGTGTGCGCTGGGAACGGATGAACTCTGCCGCTGAGGCAAAGCCACCTTCGGGCGGATCGCCCTTCCACTCGGTTTCGGGCTTCCACCCTAGCTCGCGGGCGACTGTTTCAAGGTCGTCAGCCTTGGCTTCGGGAGCATCAGCAACCGGCGCCGGGGCTTCCTGCTCCAGAACGTCGCCGCTCATGCCGCCACCTTGGCGCTTTCCGCATCCGCTGTGCGAATGCCGACGATCTCCTTGTCCTTCATCACGCGATAGACACGGCCATCAGCGCCCACGAAGGACTTGCCGGCGTAGCGTGCAAACATCACGCGCTCGCCAATCTTCGGGATTGCGTCAGGGTTCGGAAAGTCGTCCTCGTTGAATGCCAGCGGCGAGATGGCGACTAACAGCCCCTCATCCCCGCCCTCGTCCTCGCGCTGCGCGCTGGTTTCGGGAACGAAGATGCCCGAGGCCCGTTGCCGTTGGACGACACGCGGGAGAACCAGGCAGTTGAACTCAAGTGGTTTCATCCCCGGATTGGTTTCACTGACCTTCGGGAGTGTCTCGTAGGTCAGGGTAGAGTGATGTAAGGACATCTGTTCCCTTTCTGTTGATCACGTCATCAAGCGTTCGTGCCTGAATCCTCAGTTGCCGGAGCTGGTCAGGTGGCGGGTCTGCTTCTGATTCCCACACAGCCCGCGTCCAGTCCGCTTGCAGTTCCTTCTGCTCGTTCGTGAGCGAGTTGAAGAACGCCTCCGTCATCGGGAGCGTTCGCCATGCCTGGAACTCTTCCAGCCATTCTGCGCGCTGTTGTGGGGTCATGCCGCTAACAGCAAGATCATGATGTCTATCTCGTCCTCATCGTCGCGAGGCTTTGCAGAGAACGAAGCCGAACCGGCAAAGCTACCCGAGATTGAACCCGCGATGGCGCGGGCCTTTTCCTCACGCTCAAGGCGTTCCTGTCGATCGCGCTGCCACCACGATGCAACAGCGGAAATAGGCCAGGTCCGGCGAACCCCATCCAGAACGTTGCGGAAGTCCTGCGACGGCTTTGATCCGATCGCCGTAAGCGTTCCGCTGAATGTGCTTGATCCGGCGAACGAGCCGGAGATTGACCCCTCTGGCTGCTCAAGAGCACCCGTCCATGAGGACGAGCCAGCAAAGCTGCCAGACATGGCGTTGGGATCGGTTGCAGTTTCCTGCCCGCCCATCGCTTTGAAGTAGAGCGCCTTCCAGTAGTTTGCGCTGAAAAAGTTAGCCATCAGTCGAGGTCGTAAGTTATGGCCGTCCGATTCCCATCGGTATCAACGGTTGCGACAAGACGATTCACACCATCCGCCACCGCGTTCCGTATCGTCACCGTCGCCGTGCCGCCGCCGCTGATCTTGCCCGCCGTCGCCGCAGTCACTAGACGCAGCGCCTGCCGAAGCGTGAGGCCCGTCTCAACGATTTCCTGATCAAGCAGGTAGGACGAGAAGCCTTGAGCCTCCAGTGTGATGGCCGGTGCAAATGAGCCCGACACGGACCCTGTCGCGTACCGGATCGCCTCGAATGATGCGACGCCCGTAAAGGCCCCGAGCATGTGTCCGGTCGCCACGACAGCGCCTGAGAACGTCGCAGCGCCTGTGAATGATCCGACCGCACCCAGCGCCGCCGTGACGTTGCCTGTAAACGCCCCGACACCGGCAAACGATCCGACACCCGACACAACGAGCTGGCCCGTGCCGGTGAACGTCGCAGCGCCATCGAACGTGCCGACGATATTCCGGCCCGCAGCAATCCCGCCAGACCAGCTTGCAACGCCGATGCTCTCGGAGTGGCTGGACAGACCGCCAGGCTTTTGCGGCAGCATCCAGCTTGAGGGGTGTAGATGGCCGCTCGGGATACCCGACTTGGCAGAGTAGCCCTGCGCCGTGAAGATGTTACGGCGCGGTCCCGCCTTGTTGTTGTTTCCCTGAAGCGCAGGCGGATAAGCGTTGTTGCTTTGTGTCGCCCCGAAGATACGAACGCCCGCCGACGCGTCGCGGAAGCCGTTCTGAAGCAGCGCCATCAGCCGCCATATCCCCAATCGAAGTCTACCATGATCGTGCCGCCCGAAGTCGTCGCAGCGGTCTGGTAGAGCAGGAACTGGATGTTTGCGCCGTCCCTGATCCGCGGGAGCGATGGGAAGGCGTTCACGAAGTCCAGCTTTGTGTAGAGGCCGGTTGCAGGGACAGGGATTGTCCACAACGGCTTGCACAAGCCGATGATGACCGTACCCGATGCGTGAGCCGTGCCCGCCCAGACGAGCGAGACGATGTCACTGACGCCCGTATCGCCCGCAGCCTTGGGAAGAAACGGGTTGTATTTGTTCGCCGCGTTGCCTGAGTTGAGAAGCTGCCCGATGCCAAGCGATGCCGTGCTTGTGAATGTCGTGGTCGCCCCTGCGCCTCCGCCCGTGTCGAGATAGTTGACGATGCACGTCGGGGCGTTTGCGCCCAGCGCCGTATCTGCCGCAACGAACATCTCAAGCCCAGCGCCTGCCGGATACCGATCACCCGTGCTGCCGCTCGATCCGATGGCCGTCATGGTCACGGTCTTTGTGCCCGTGGTCGAGACGTTCGTGCCTGACAGCGGGACATAGCCCACAAGGTCAATCGCCATCAGATACCACGGCGCACCCGCAGCCGCGACAACCGACGCGCCAGCCGTCAGGAAGTGCTTCGTTGCCGTCGAGACGTTGCCGCCATGATAGAGCGTACCCTCGCCCCACGTGTCATCGGTCGGGACGTAGGTGAGGTCCGTTCCTGCAAACGTCGCAGCGATCGGCGCACCGGCATGACCTGCAAGCAGCGTCCAGTGACCAGCGGTTCCGGCAGATGACAGCGTCTTGTTGGAAAACGCGTTGCCTGTTTTGCCGTTGGTCGTGATCTGGTTGATCAGGTCGTCCTGTGAAGACCAGCCCATGCGTCAGTTCCACGTTGTTTCGAGAAGGCCCGCCAGGATCGACGAGGCGAGGGAGCCAGCGTGACCGGCTGCGAAAAGGTTGAGCACCGCGCCGTCCTTGATCTGGCGCGGCCTGTGATTGATGACCGAGGCGAACTCGTCGCACGCCCCGAAACTGTCCGTTGTCCCGCGCCGCGCTTCCTGCGTCAGGAAGCATTCGAGGATTGGCGCCACGATAACCAGCGCCATTAGCCCGCCACCGCCCGCCGTGAAGGTCACGCTCTCGATTGACCGGACGCCGCTGTCACTGCCCTGTAGCGAAAGGTAGGGGTGATAGCTCGTCGCAAGGCCGACACTCGACGCCACTACCTGCCCGCCACCTGCGACCACAAACGTGTTATGCGCCTGCGATGTGCGGCCCGGCGTCCCGTCCTGATTAGTATACGAGAACGTGAACAGCCCGTTCGTTGAGCTTGCAGACTGCCCTACCGCGATGACACGCCCGCTTGTGTAGCGAGGCAGCGACACCGTCTGGATCATGTCCTGCTGTTCGCCTACCGCATCCGTATCAACGAACGGGTAGTACATCAGCAGGTCAGCAAGCACGATTTGCTGCCTGCCGTTCGTCGTGCTCGTTGTAGACGATGCCGCGCTCATCAGCTTCAGGTTGCGCAGCCATTGCGTTGCAGGCGTTACGGTCGGGACGTAAATCCCCCGCGCCGCATCCACATAGGCTGCTTCAAGCGGTGCAGATGCGTAGAAGTTGGCAGTCGGCGCACCGGGGAAGTAGCTGTAGTCAATCCATGCGTTTGTCGTCGTGGCAGTCGAGGACACGGCTTTGCGGAAGCTCGTGAAGTGGCATTGGCCCGCGTTGTCCGCGTCAGTCCATGCGCGAAGGTTGCGGAAACCCGCCACGCTCAGTCCTCGCTGCCGTCGAGTTCACCGGCGCCGAACTGCGGCTGGATACCCGACGAAATGGCAAGCGAAGCCGACAGCGCGCCCTTGTAGAGTATTTTGCCCGTGCTGGTTGACGCCGTGCCAATCGCAAAGTGAGTGGCCGTCTCGCTTGAGCCCGTGCATTGCGGGAACTGGATTAGCGCCGCGTTGGTCACGGTGTTGCCGCTCACCGTCCAACCCGCGCCAGAACGCGCGACAGCGACCCGCGCATAGCTCGTATAGGCGCACTCGCTCGTGGTCTGGTTGCCAGCCTCGCCAGGATCGCCCGTGTGAAGCGAGACGTAGAGCGAGCCCGCCGTGGACGAGCCACGCAGGCCGGTTGCGTCACCGATCAGGGCTGCGTCGGTGTTGTTGAACACCAGCGTTAAGAGTTCAGTTTCCCACGTATTCCCTTTAGACATGGTCGATCCTATTCAATCTTGATCTTTGAACCGTCAGGCCGTGTCGCCGTCTTTGGCCGGCCAAGAACTTCGGCAAGAGCCTGAAGCCCCATGCCTACCGCATCCGAACTCTTGTCCGGCTTCTCGGATTCGGCCTTCTCGCCCTTCTTGGCGTTGGCCTCCCGATCTTGCGCAGCCATCGTCTGTTCGTGGTTGAAGCCCTGCTCACGCGCAGCGCTGGCATCGGCAAGCCGCGCCATCTCGATGTTAGTCTTGGCTTCGATTTCCTGCGCCTTTAGCTCAAGCTCGCGCTCTTTAATCGCAGTCTCGCGTTCCTTCAGCGCTACTTCCCTCTCCTTGAGGGAAAGCTCCTGCTGCTTGATGTTCAGCTCGCCGCTCTTGAAGCCGATATCCGCTTCAGCCGTAGCCGCAGCCATCGGATCAGGCTGCTGGACAGCTTCCGGCATCAAGAGCTTTTGCGTCTCGGCGCGGATCTTCTCGATCGTCGCAATCTTCTCATCGACATCAAGCTGGCCTGCGCCGCCTTCGGCCATGCCGCGCTCGTAGGCAATCAGCGCCGCTTCGTGGAACGCCTTTTCGGCCTCCTTGGCGGTCTTCTTGCCCTGCTGTTCCTTGAGGTCGTTATCCAGCCCCAGACCGCGCAGTTCTTCCTTAGCCATCGCCGCCTGATGCTCATCCAGCGGGCTCGGGCCTTCAATGAACGCCTTGGGCCAGTCGCTAATGTTCGCGGCCTGAAGCTCCTGCTCCTGTATCCAGCGGTTATCGATGCCGGGCTGGCCTTTGAACTGAGCGAGATACTGCGCCCTCATCATGCGCTGCATGTCCGTGACCGAGCGCGGATCAGCGCCTGGCGCCACGTCCATGTTCTTGAGGTCGAAGTCCTTCGCCAGTTCAGCCAGCGCCTCGGGGCTAAGCTCAACAGGCTGCGGCCTTTGCTGCGGCTGGGGCTGCTGCATCATGCCAGCGCCAGGCATCGGGGGCTGTGCGCCCATCTCTGGCTGCTGCGGCATCTCAGGTGCGCCCGGAGGCATCATGCCGTTCGGGACCATCAGCCCGCTCGGGCGCTGCTGCATCCCCGGCATAGCTGGCCCGCCCATGCCCATCATCGGCATCTGTTGCGAGCCCGGAGGCGGCATTCCCATCAGCTCGAGGAACAGCTCCTCATCATCGAGGAACTCGGCATACACAGCCGGGTCCAGGTAGCGCGCATTGAGGCGCATGAGGAGCCGGAATTCCTTGCGCATCGCCCTGTAAATGCGGGTGTAGATCGTGCTGAAGACCTGCATCCCCTGTTCAATCAGGGCGAGCGTTGCTCCCATCGCCTGACCGCTCGGGGCCTCGCCCGTCATCACGTCCTTTACGCTGGTGATGTCTGCCGCTGCTCCAAGCAGGAACTCGACCAACTGGAACAGCACAGGGCTAGGGCCTGCAAACTGTAGCTCGTGAATGGCGTCCGAGACGCGGCCCGGAACGTTCACGTTCAGGAACTCTGCCGGCTTGATGCGGACTTCACCGCCTCTCAGGCGTAGCCCCTGTGAGATGAACCCGCCGCCCGCGTTCTGCCTGTGGGCTGCGTCGAATATCTGGTTCAGCGCCGTGTTGATCGCAGAGCCGAGGCTTTCGAGAAGCTGGCCGAAGCCCATCCCGTAAACCGAGCCCTCGATATCCGGCAGGAAACTGTAATCGATCCACGGGCTCTCCCGCATGATCGTCTCGACTTTGCCGTCCATCGAGTTGACGCGGATCGAGTTGGCCCAGAATGCCGCTTCCAGACGGACAAGCTCGCGCTCATCTTTGGAGATGGTCGCAATATACGGCTCCATCATCCCGTCGCCGTCGAGGTCGTAATACCTCACTTGCTCCAGGTAGATGCACGGCTTCTGGCTGTCCTCGTCCTTCTGGCCCTCATAGTCCCGCTTGTGGTTCAGCCACTTGCCCGAGCCTATCAGGCGATCGATCTCGTAGGGGTACATCGTCGTTGGCTGCGTCATCCGCGGCGCACGGTCGAAGCTCGGCGCGTCGTTGGCGACAACCACATCCTTCGCGCTGGTGAACTCCAGCGTTGGACGGCCCATGTCCGCGCGCCAGTAGCCCTTGCGGAACCCTGCGCCGATGACGGGGAGCATGTGCAGCAGCTTGTCCGTGCCGCTGTCCCATTCATCCATCATGTACATGAGCTGATAGTTGCCAAAGCGGCTCAGACGATCAGCGCGCTTGGCCTTCAGCCCTTGCGGGTCTTCTCCGACAACCTTGCAGATCATCGGCTGGTCGGAGCGGGTTATCGCGCCGTAAGCACGAGCCCCGAATTGGTTCATCGCTGTCGTGAGCAGCGGGTATTTGATGTTGCTTGCACCCTCAAACGGGTAGTTCTTCTTCTCGGGCTTCTGCCGGGCGTTCTTGATGGCGCGATCAACGCCGTTCAGCCATTCCTCACGGCTTTTCTCGTCATGCTCGTATTCACGCACGGCCTCTTCAGCCATGCGCTTGCGGTCTTCCTCGCTCAAACGCTCAGCGAGGTTGCCATCATACTCGGCAATGTCGGCCAGGTTCTGCGCTGTCTTGCGCGAGCCACGGCCCTTGCCCAGCTTGTCGGCGTCGCCATCAAGCTCGCGGTTATAGGCGAGGTTCTTCGCCATCAGTAGCCCGTCACGCTGTCAGCAGAGCGGCGGTCATAGCCTTGGGCATGTTCGCCGGGGCTTGGCTCGTTGTTGTAGAACATGGCGTCTAACAGCCCCTGATAATCAGCCTCGGCAGCCGTGCGGAACCCGTCCGCGCCATCCGATGCAATGTTGTGAAGCGGCGAGGACTTCCAGACGGCCAGCTTGTCGTCCCACTCGCGGCGGTAGTTCTTCAGATGCTTGATGCCATTGGCGCAGCCCGCCCGGTCGAACTCGGACACGTCTATGAGGGCTTTGACGAGGTTGATCGATGACGTGAGGCTGGGGCCGCTCAGATCCTTGGTGCGGCTCACCACCTGACACGGATATATGCCAAGGTTCTCCAGCGCAGTCTGGCGGCTTTCCGTGGCGATCAGTTCCTTGCGTGATCCATCGTGCGGCAGGAAGTGGGCGCCATAGACGCAGCGATACTCCTGCTGCTTCTCTTTCAGCAGGCGGGCGTAATAGGGGAAGCTCTCGTCCTGCCCCTCGATGTACTCAAACCAGCGCCAGCGTGACGGGCCGCGGCGTTGGCCCAGCCAGATCGTCATCTGATCCGAGCGGCCCAGATCCCAGAATGTGAACACCTGCCCCAGCTTCGGGTCGAACGGGTATTCCCCTATCCGGCGCTGGTCCGTCGCGTGCTGTAGTTCCTGCGTGTAGTACGCGCCCTCGATCGGGGCCTCGAATGCTTCAGCCGGATAGGACGGATATTCTCGCCGCATGTCCTCTTTCTGCTGGTTAGCCTTCTGTGAGTACCAGGTCTGCTGCGCCCTATCGAGGCGGATGCCCTGCTGGCGGGCCAGTTCCTTGAAATACTCAACGTGCTTTGGCGGGATGGTCCGCTGTGAATCCAGCCGGTAGCGCTGGTCACGCCACCACGGGGCGAAGTACAGCTTGAACTCCAGCGGGCTTGGCTCAATCCCCTGCTCGTCCCGGCTCTGGGCGTCCTGCACAAGCTCATAGAACAGGCCACCCTGCCCCTCTGCCGTGCTCTCGATGAAGATGTGTTGCCCGGCGTGAACCGTGTTCAGCGCACCCGATTTGATCTCTCGCGCCTTCTCCGGGTACTTGGCCGCGATCTTTCCAAGCTCTGAGACGTGCAGGAACTGGTACGTCCCGCCGCGAAGGGATGTCCCGACCCGGATCTTCGACCCGTTCGAGAACGTCATCTCCTGCGCTGCGTCCTGTGTGGCGACCACCCGGCTTCTAAGCTCTGCCGGCAGGCGGTCGTAGACGTCCTTGAACTTGAGCCGGAAGATGTCCTTTGCGGTATCGATGTCCTGCGCAATGACGCCCGCGTTTGTGTTCCCGTGGAACAGGCAGGTATCCAGCGCCATCATCTGAATGAGCGTGGAGAAGCCCAACTGCCTCGCCTTGAGGATCAGGTTGAGCGTGTGCATCTCATCGAGGAAGCGTTCCTGCTCTGCATTAGGGCGGAACGGGACGATGCGGCCTTTCTCGTCTGCGATCGAATAGAGGTTAGCCAGGCGCCAGCGCCAGTTGGCTAGGTTATCGAGGGCCTTCATTTACCGAGGCGGGGCTGTGACGAGACGACCTCGAGGAACTTCGAAAGCGTATCGGCCATGTCGGGGTTGCGAACAGTCTCGGCTCCTAGCCCGTGCAGCTTCATCAGGCCCATCGTCGCCGTTGTTCTGGCTGATGCGCTGCGGACCTCAGTTGCGAAGTTGCGATCTTCCAGAAGCATCCGGGTCAGCGTCGATACGTCGGCCTTGAACTCGCCCTCTAACACTTCGGTTCGGGCCAGTGTCTTCAGCTCTCCGACCCTTTGGGATATCTCCGGCGACCTTTTTAGCAGTCGATTACAATTGACCGACGCTACGTTGTTGTTTTTGGCCGAATATCCGGCGCTAATGTAGGCGGCTCCTTGAGCTGCGCCCTTAGCAAGCTCTTGGGCTAGCTGTTCTTCCCGGTCGTCTGGTAGGGCGGGCATTCATGCCTCGTTCGGTTGTAGGGTGAGCGGGCGATGCTCGATGGCATCTGGCCCCGCCTGTTTAACTTGTTGCAGGCTCGCCGCGGAGGGTTGCCGCCTCTGCGTTTCGGGCGTCCTCGTCCCTGCGTTCGATGCGGTGATGCGAGGCTGCGAGGTCGTATTCGGCTCTGAGTTGCTGCATCGCTTGGTTCAGCAGGTGCATCCTTGTCTCGGGGCGGATGCGCCGGAAATTGCTGGCGAAGACGAGGGTTAGCTTGCCGCCGAACCATGGCGCTCTGAGCTTGGCGATGGTCTTGATCATCAGCGCCTCGGGGTCAGCTTTGCTTTGGCCTTGGGCGGCTGGGTTGGCGTTGGCTTGGCCGGGGCGCGCGGGGCGCTCAGGGGCTTGCTGAGCTTCAGTTCCGGCTTGAAATCTGGGGTGCCGACAGGCGCCGGCTCAGGCTCGCGCTCGGCTTTCAGATCCCGCTTGTTGAAGGCTTGCAGGGCTTTGGAGAGGATGTTCGGTTTCTGCCGCATGATGGCGAACTGGACAGGCTCGATCTCTTGCCCGCCCCTGTGTCCATCCGTTTCAGGACCAAAGGAAAACTCGATCAGGGCCGTGTTGCCCTTGATGATGCAATGAGCTGAAGGCCAGCCTTGGCGAAGGGTGAAAGGAAACCAGGCGTCCTCGAATGCCTCATCGAAGTGAAGCACGATCGCTTCCCGTGCCGCCAGTTCAAGCCGGTTCTGGGCTTGGGTCCGCTTGTGGATATGCACCGGAACCTTGGAGCATTCGCGCGTTACCCTTTGGCGAACCGCTTCGATAAAGGCTTCGTTGTAGGGATAGCGCCCGAATAGCTCGCTCAGGTTGTCGCTGAAGCTGGACATGGGAGAAGCCCCCTTCTCCGTGAATTTTGGACATGGCTCTGGTTACGGTCGTTTTGCACGACCAACCTCGCGGGACGCTCGGTTGCTAACCTACTCGCGGTGAATGCCGCGTATGCCCCGGTCGATGGCTGTCACGAACAGCACGAAAACAGCCCTGCCGTATTTATGCCGAGGTTCGGTCTGGACCGCAACCCCTAGTGGTCAAGCAGCTTTGGAGCATTCAGAGACGGGAATGCGCAATTCTGTCTCCCGGCCCATCATGACGAGGTCGAAGATAGCTTCCCCGCGCTGGATGTCTTTCACCCTGAGTTCGAAGCCGGCGAAGGACGGGTTATCGATCGTGACCATCTCGCCCACCTTGAACGCCGCTTCCAGATGGCGGAAGTGTTTGAAATAGTCTGGCAGGTTGAAGTCATCGAAACCGAGGAAGTCCGACAGCCCCTTGGGGTGAAGCTGGGCCGGGCGCCCGTTATAGCTGACAACGCTCCGGATCAGGTGGCAGTTGTGGACTTCCATCCAAGGGTTGCCCTTGGTCCCGACGAACACATAGCCAGGCGCTGCGACGTATTCCTTGTCCGTCCTTTTGCCGCGAATCCACTTCCCGAAGCGGCGCTCCTGCTTCGTGAAGGCTTGATGCCCCCTGTAGATCAGGGCCTTTTTGACCATGTCCTCGCGTTGGCTGATGACGCGCAAGGCGTACCAGTTCATTTCTCCCGTCCCCGTGGTCATCGTCTGCGCCTTTCATGAAAGATTGAACCGATAGCGAGCAGGCTCAGGGCGAGGATGCCGAAGCCTGCTAGGATGGTGTTGAAATCCTGCGGCGCGTACAGAAACAGCGCCACGAGGCCGAGGATGCAGAGTGCGGATATCCTCATGTGTCGTGCCCACCCTGCGATCCGTACTTGGTCCAGAGCCACAGCCCGCCGATCGTGCCGGCCACGAGTAACCCCATGAGGGTCCAGCCTTCCCAGCTCACGGCTTCCTCCACGATCTAGCGACGAACGAAATGGCGGGAAGCGCGAGGCAGATGCCAAGCAGCACGAGGCAGACGTAAAAGCCCTGACTGATCCAATCCATCAGCCGACTTCCTCCGTCTCGCGCTTGTGGCCGAAGATCGAGAACCGGTGTTTCTTCTCGGGCTCAGCCGGGGCTAGTCCACGCGCCCAGAAGTCAGCATCGGGGTTCGTCGGCTGGGCATAGCGTTCAGCCTCTACGGCCTGGATGTGCGCCTCGGCGTTATCAACGACAGGCGCGTATCCCTCGGTCACAGGCGCGGGATATTCCGCGAAGTTCGGCATCGCGACGGCTTGCATGTCGTCTGCGGTCAGGACGCCGGTTGTGTCGTAGTCGTTCTGTTCGGGCTGGGGGAGCGGCTCCACGTCTGCTGTCAGCTCTATGGCTGCGGCTCGTTCGGCCTCTTCCTCGAATTGGTCCCGGCTTTCTTCGACCCCGCCGGGGAGGGCGCAGGCGTCATTGGTGGGCAAGGTGGCACCGGACGCCGAAGCTTCGATCTCGTTTGGTACATCGCCCTCGCTCTCAGCGAACTCGCTGGCGTCGTCGGGCTCGTCTGTGCCAACCGGCTCGTCAGGGCCGGGAGCCACAACCTTGAACGCCACGATGCGGTCTGACTTGCCGTCCCAAGGCCAATGCCAGAATCGCGCTTCATCCTCGACGGTGTGATAGATTTCCGTGATAACTCCGCTTTCAAAGACGACTTGCACGGCATCACGCGGCTTGCCGGTCCACTCCCCGCCATCCCACTTCGTGAACCCCTCCGGTATCTCCACCCCCTCTCCGGTCTGCGTCTCGGGCTCGGGGATGGAAGCGGGCTCTAGCTCCCAGCCTTCGTCGGTGTTGACGATGGGGGTGGGAGCGGGCTTGCCATAAGCCGCGTGTCGCGCTTCGATGTCGGCGCAGAAGCGATCCATCGTCACGCGCGCATCTTCCAGAACGCTGTCAACGGGCATCGCATCCGGATAGCAGGCGAAGACCGCGCGGCGTTCTCTGTCCCAATGGCCCTGCCATTCAAGCAGGGCTTCCGCCGCCCGCACAAGCTCGTGCTTTGCCGACTCGTATTGCGTGCGGGACATGCGCAGTTGATGCTCTGTGTTCGCCATCTCTTGCAGCGTATCAATTCGATGCTGTTCTTCGGACTTGCAGGCTTGGTCGCTCATCTGTGGTCCCTCTGATTGTGTGAGTTAGGCGCGTTTGCGCGGCTTATCGTT